TACTGGTTCGATTCCAGTACTCCCCACCATGGATACATTGTGATAACTCGTTATATCCACACTAAGCGCTTAGTGACGCTAAAGGATTAACTCAGTGTATCTTTGATGGGGAGTATGGCAAGGTGCCAGTCAGAGAAATCTGGCTTTTCCCCAAACATTCTGTTAAATAACTACGAAAGAATATATGTTAAAAAAGATTTGGTCAGTTCTATTACCGTTCATAATAATAGTTAACCTTGTGTTGGCTATTAGCAATCTCATATCGACTAGAGCAAACAATCAGATGTTGATGGAATTGATTGATACCATAAAATAGTATAGGAGAGCAAAATGCGCGATAGAGCTTTTCGTCGGTTCCAAGAACTTAAGAAAAAGAAATGGGTTCAAAAGTTTTTCTCTAAGCATCGAGCTCGTGATCTGACTGACGCTGATATTGGTGTACTCTTCAGGAAAAGAAGATGGACGATTTCTACAGAGCTACTGATGAAGAATAATGGTGCGCGGGCAGGACGGTAATGCAGCGGATTGCTAATCCGTAGAACCCGCAAGGGTTCACTGAGTTCGACTCTCAGGCGCACCGCCAATATGGGTGGTAATCCTAGCTGGGGCTAGGGCTCGCCTGGAAAGCGATGCGCAGGCGCAAGTCTGTCAGATTCGATTTCTGTGCCACCCGCCAAAAATAATGGTTGACATTCTTGTCGAATCAGTATAGATTGATAATATAAGGAACGGCAAGGAGGCCACCATGAAGATCAACGGTTCGAAACTCGCAGAGATCGCCTACGGCATGTCCGAGATGGCTCGCGTTCATAAGAACGACATGATTGCGAACAACCTCGCGCGCGTTTCGGAAAAAGTTGCGGCTGTCGGTGCCGCCTGGGCCGGCAAGCCGCTTGACGAAGTTGATATGGCGGTGGTTCGTTACTACCTCGCAAACAAATAAAGATTACGGAGTGTAGCTCAGTTTGGTAGAGCGCTTGGTTTGGGACCAAGATGTCGTGGGTTCGAATCCTGTCACTCCGACCAATTTTAGGATCAGTTCAGCAATCAATAGCTCGGATATAGCGAAAAGATGATCCTGTTACTATTCGGCCTAATAGCTCAGCTTGGTAAGAGCGCGAGTCTCTAAAACTCACGGTCGCGGGTTCGAATCCCGCTTGGGCCACCACCAATTCGACGTTATAAGTAACCCATG